GGAGACATTGTAAAGATTAATGTTTTTGGCCGACCAAAGTTCCCGATCAAGGATTTTGCAATCTTAACTCAGCAACAGGCATATCTCGTTCCGAATTTCTTGCCAACTTCGTCCTATTGGGCGTTGAAAGACAATCAAACTGACGAAATTGTGGTCAACTTCGATAATTATACTCAGATAAGCTGTGAGTTCCCCAATGGAAACTTTTTTCTTGTGGATACTACCAGCCTACCGCAAGAGCGTTACTATCGCATTTTGATTCGTATTGACGACGGAGTGCAGGTTGACACAATTGACACAGGCAAGACATTCAAGATAACGAGATAATATGGCCGACTTCTCAACAGACATTCAGCAATTCCAGCAGAATGGGACTTATACCTATAAGTTCGATGATGTTGGAAATCTGATTTTCAACAGTTCCTCGGCTGATTTTTCACAAGTCTATTTGTCCCTGCCGTTGAACAACGTGATGTACAACAATGGCAAGATCGAGGCATTCTACACTGCTGACTTTGAAGAGTTTATCCCAACAACAGGTTCGGCTCCAGTAACTTCAAGTGTTGACGATTTGAATAGCCAAGTGAGCACCTTACAACAGGAAAATGTTGCATTGCAAACTCAATTGGATGATGTGATTGCTCAAAGCACAGGAGAAGCCTCGGGTCCAAATCAGACCGCTATTAAACAAGTCATTTTGGAACTTCGAAAGGCAGTGGGACAAGGAAGAGTGGATTCTGATTTTGCGGATACTTTTCCTTACACTCCAATAAAGAAGGCCGCACCATCAACGTAACATGGATTACACGTCATACCAATTCGTATCCGAAAACTCACAAAGTTTGAATACGGGTTCATATCTGAACTCGACGGAATATGCTATGTTCGTCAAGTCTTTCTCCCCGGATCTGTGGTATGGGCTATCCGAGAAGGACGTTATTGAAATCGGGTTGTGGGATCGAACTCAGAATCTTATCGGTTGGGACACGCTTAACATGTCCAAGAGTTACGATACGGTAATCGTTTCCTATTTCAATACTCTGAACAATGTTGTCAGTTATTCCTATCAGGAACTTAAGCCGGATTTTATTCTCAACCGCACCAAAAATATATTGGTAGACCCCTCCGATCAAGTATCATCCTCATTCTCCATTCCGAGCGGAAGCTATTTCATCACGTACAATTTGACTCGTGAAATGGCTGGTAGTCCGTCAGCTTCACTGGTAATTAAGGACATTTCACCATCCAAAAAGGAACTGAAACTTGTTCCTCAGACGGCTTTCGATGACACTTATACGGCATTCTGCCAGCACAAGTTCATCATGAACACGGTGTCGTCATTATATGTTCAAACCGTAAAGAGTTGTCCATATGGTAATATTTTCAATGTAGTTTCTCCAATTTATCCAACTGAGATTTCAACAATCCAATCTCTCTTCTTTATCCCATCGGATGGAGAAATGCTTGGGTTCTTTAAGAACCTCTACGAAGACATTTGGTTATATTCTACGACTGGGACGGACGTGTTCGTTAAGAACCTAATCCGTATCCAAGGAATCAATACCTACTTCAATAACTACGTATTGTCGAATTCGGATGCTATCGTAGATTTTGAAATGATTGACTCCAAGTTTCATAGTTTCGTTTCGGCTTCGGTTGAACGAAAATTTGCGGCTGCGGGGCCTCATCCCGAAAAAAAATATGTGGATGCTAAAGCATTCGTATATGATTTCTTTACTAAATATTTCTACGACCCTATCTCAACAACGTTGAATCAGGCGTACAAGCAAAAATACTTCGCTTATTTCAAGAACGCTGTAAACCTTGGGAATAACCGCTTACTTCCAATTCTCAATTTTGGTATGTTGGATGAGCGGATAAATCCTACGGACCCGTTGACATTATTGGTGAAATTGAAGGACGAATTGCCAAATGATATTACGGCTAAGACAAACTGTTGGATTTCCAATATTGCGCTTACACCATTTGTCGTAAGTTCCATCCTCAAGTCCAATACTGAACTGATTGTTCATAAGATTGGTGCTCCCAATTTCTCTATTCCTATTCCGAATGCAAGCTTGACCAATACGAATGTATCGTACACGGCCAATGACTTGAAGGAGAATGATGAAACTGAGAGACAGCTTACCATTAGCAGAAACATTTCCGATCTGACAGTTAACTATATAGATTTCAGCAATTTTGTGGTATTTTCGTCGGCAGAAATGCGACTCAAGATTTTCAAGAACAAGATGATTAGCCTCTGCGGTATTACTGGCTCGGTCACTTCTCTTGAGAGTAAGGCCAATAAGTGGACTATTGCCAGTGGAAGTGTGTATCCTTACTATGACCAAGAATATCATGGTCTTCAAGGTCAAATGGACACCATCATTAACACGTTTGATGGTTATGAATCCTATTTGTATCGCCAAGGATTTTACACTTATGTTCGGGGAGCATTTGTTAGTGCCAGTTATGTGGCCGACCAAGATACTGCTGCTATTGCGTACGATAAGACCAATCAAGACAGTTTAATTAATACGTGTCCTGAGCATGTCCTTTCCAATCCCGATAATGACGACTATATTGTTTTCTTGTCGATGGTAGGTCATTTCTTTGATACGCTGTACGTTTACATTGCTAATCTTCCCGCAGAGAAGGTCATTGGTCAAGATGCTACTTCGACATTCACTCGTCGAGTTGTGGATTACATGCTCGAAACCTTCGGATGGAAACTCGACGATTCGCTTGAGCAATCGAACTTGCTCAATAACTACTTGACCGATGTACAGGTTCCGGGGCTTAACAGCATGTCCGCAGAGGACCGCCTGAAAACAATACGAAATCGTATCCTAAGTACCCTACCACAGATTTACAAGACCAAGGGAACAGAAGAAGCTGTACGCCTCATTTTAGCGTGCTATGGCATCCCCAACGTGCTACTCAGCGTCCGTGAGTACGGTGGGGTGGTCTATGATGACCCGAAGGCTTCTTATACCCTCTACGAGCGTGTCTATATGCGACAATGGGATACGTCGTCAAGATATGACTCGTACGATTTGAATCTTCCAACTGGTTCGCATACTTACCTTTTTAAGGTGAGTATTGATGACGTTTCTCCGTACACTTATGGAAATGAACAGACCCTATTCGGTAGAGTTCAAACGAGCGTTCGCAATTCCGTAAGCGCATCAGGAGAATGGGGGGTTGGGTTTGTTCGCATTCCTAAGAAGAATGCGGGCAAAATATGGTTCCGAATTGGATATGAAGGAGCCGAGACCTTCAAATTTTACAGCCAAGAATTCCCACTGTTTGATGGCAACATCTACTCTGTAATGCTTCGTCGGAACTATCCCGATTTGGGATATGAATTTGATCCTAATTATGATGCTGTTCCAGCCAAATATGATTTATGGATTAAGCGCAATGATTCGGGGAATCAACTTGTTAATCTGACTTCAAGTGCCGTTTGCTATTTGACTGCCTCCAATATTCAGTTCGGTTCCGGTGGAAAAGTGAAGATTGGCGGATGGTTTACCGATGTCAACGGGCAAGGATTCACGGGGGCCTTCGATAAATTCCAAATATGGAAAGCACCGCTTCCTGATGATAATCTCGAAGATTACACGAACAATTTCAGTGCCTATGCCTTCCGTGGAGATACAGTTCCATACGAAAATTTGATGTTTCGTATGCATACGGACTATCCTTTCAATCAGCTTCAAACCGGAATGTGGGTCAATGGAAATCCGTATCTTGCAGTTTCTTCTTCGTTTAAGTTGAATGCTCTCTATTCGGACCCAACTGATGTTGATTACATGGTGAGCACAAACGCTTGGTCTGGTTCCACCAAGATTGTTGATGGTCCGTGTGGACCAGTATCAGAGTCAGTATATCCGTATCAGTTTAAAGTATTCAATTATCCAAGCACTTGGGGCATATCGAAATACGGTCCCAACAAGTTTCGTAATGAAAAGACTCGCTACGTCTCGCAGTCTATAGAGGCACGTTTTGACAACATTGATCGTTCGACTTTCGTAGACCCGCAAGCTACGGCTCCCGACTCTAACCAAGTCGGATTTTTCGTAGACCCACAAGATTTCAAAAACCGTGACATCGTTCGTTACTTCGGAAATTTTGACTTTATGGATGTCATCGGAGACCCCGGCTATGAGTTTTCTCAGAGCTACGACAAATTGAGGGTTTATCGTAATGAGTATGCCACAGATCGTAACCAGTACAGTGGAAGTCGAACTTTATTCAACGAATTACAGACAATTTACAAATTGTATTTCAATCGTTCCATTTTTGAAAGTATTAAGAATGTCATCCCTGCAAGAGTCAATGCTCTGCTTGGTGTGGTGATTGAACCAACCATTCTTGAACGCCCAAAATATCAGCTTCAACCAATAACGACTTCATTTGATGCAGCTCTTGTTGCACAGGTAGGACGTTATTCGGGAGATTCGGGGTCTCTGGTTGGAATCAGTGGAAGCATTATTCCAACTGGGTCCATCTATATTGATTTGACAGACCTTACAACTCCTAATCGGGATTACCCGGTTAACTATGGTGGGAATTACATTTCCGATTTGGCCGATGCCTTTCAATTTGGACATTTTGCCTCGGGGGTTCCATCTCGAACGGTGGATTTTGTAGGAATTCCTGTCAATGGATATTCTACATTAAGAGTTCATTTTACAAATCTTTCATTCGGTCCTACGTCTTATATATGGGATTTTGGTGATGGAACCACGAGCACTGATGTTAACCCAATCCATGATTATCTTACCCCCGGAGTTTATACAGTAACCCTATCTGGGTATTATGGGGCCTTCCGACTTAACAAAACAAAGGCTAACTACATCACGGTTATCCAGTACAACATTTCGGCTGACTTTACAGCAGACCACGTTAATGGTATCGAGCCTCAGACAATTCAATTTACCAATGAGAGTGTCGGCGGTCAAACCTATTTCTGGAGTTTCGGGTCACAGTCAATGACTTCAACCAATGTTAATCCAAGTTTTACCTATACTCATGCAGGCTTATACACCGTTGGCTTAACGGCATATGCTTCAATAATTAATAACCCCGGTGACCCATCGAATAATTATACTGCACAACATACTAGTACAAGTTACATTAGTATTACTTCTCCACTACTTCCACCGCCGACTTGTACTGGACCATATATGAATTATGGATATGGCGATAATGGAAATGGAACGTTGGCTTTCACATATCTCAACCCACTCGGATTTAGCAATGGTAATGTCACATTTCGATGGAGCGATAATAATGACCCAATTTGGTATAGAGTGGCTCTCAACAATGTCATTGTATTTGATTCGGGATGGCTTTGCACGGATACATCCAATGGCAAAAAACTTGCATTGCAAACAGCATTAGCAGCATATCCGGCACATCCATCCTTCCTCGATAATACGAGTTTAATCAGTGGATATGCATCTCAATCAGTATGGTCAAAACATAATGCGAATGCGTATGCTACGGTGTTTGTCTATGCTCCAATGACCGCCCGATTTGATTATACACAAAGCTGCCCATCATAAACTATTTATTGATATGAGCCTCAATGGTGAAATCTATTTTGACATGACACGAAACGCCCATCGTCTGTATGGGCAGTCAAAATTCATGCTTAAGAGATGGCGCAGATACGACATTTTCACCAAGACGGGTTCGTTCGTTCGTTCTGAGAATCCTCGGGAGAATACATATGCCAGTACGTCAGTCTATTTGTACGATTATGTGGTAGTCAACGATACGTGGTTTTTTGATAATGTGGTGACTGCTTCATACGTGTCTTCAATCCCTTCGGCGGATAGCGATTATGCTGGTGGAAATATGTGGAGGCATACTATCAATACATGGACGAATAGCCCAAACGCTTCATCAAACAATTACATTTTGAGGCCCAATCCTCCCGCTACTTCTTTCGCTGGGCATCAAGTTTCGGGTTCGTTACCGGGATATTTCCCAAATCCCGTTCCCACTCCGTTTAATGGACTAACGACGGATCAGTATCTTAAACTGATGGAGACTCCTATTTATAGAGACGATGGTACGTATTTCGAAGTTGTACGTGGATACCCTCGGGCGCACTATTATCACAAGCGAAGTTATTTTTCCTTGGAACGTTTCACCAGTTATGGTGTCGAGGATGGTGTAGAAACAGCACAAGTATATCAAAAGGGGAGAAACATTGCATCAACTACCATTGGATTGAACGGAATTAGCGACGGAACCGACCCCGTGCAGGCGACTCAGGTGAGCAATGTGGACATCATCAAGTCAGACAACGTAATTTACCACTAAAAAACCAAGGTCTCGTTGATACTTATAGATGAGTACCTTTTTATAACAGCATATGGCATCGAGCGGCATTTACAGGATAGTGAACAAACAGAATGGAAAGTTCTATGTCGGAAGTTCGTGCGATATAAGGGATAGATTTTATAATCACAAAAGTCAACTCAATAGAAATATCCACGATAATCCTCATTTGCAGAATGCATGGAATAAGTATGGAGAATCAAATTTTGATTTTGTTGTGATTAGGGAATGTAAGGATGGAGACCTTATTCTGGAAGAACAGAAAGAATTAGATGTTCATTTTGGAAGAGATTATTGCTATAACATCAGTCCATCTGCTGATGTTGCTATGAGAGGTATTCCTAGAAGTGATGAAGTCAAGTTGAAGTGCTCCTTGGCCCAAAGGGGGAAATCACGATGGACAGAAGAGCAAAGAAAACAGATGTCTATAGACAGAAAAGGGAGAAAGCATAAGCCAGAAACTATCGCCAAGTTTCTGAATCGAAAAAGCTCCTATGAAAATATTAGAAAAGCACAGTTGTTCAATGTTGGTCGGTGCTATTCCGAAGAACATAAACACAATATTTCCGTAGGAAAAATAATGGCGAATAAAGAGAAAAATGGAGCACAATAACTTATGGCTTATATTGACAACCAAACAATAACGGTCGATGCAGTTCTCACCCAAAAGGGTCGTCAACTTTTGGCACAGAATGGAAATCTCAATATCACCAGTTTTGCACTGGCTGATGACGAGATTGACTATACTCTGTACAACCCGAACCATCCAAACGGAAGTGCTTTCTACGACATCGCCCTCCGCAACATTCCAATTTTCGAGCCATTAACGGATGAAACTCAAGTGATGAAGTACAAACTCGTCACCCTTAATCAGGGTGTTACGTCCATCCCTGTCATCACCATCGCCCAAGACAAGATTCTTGTAACTAAGGATTACACGGGAGATATTGTCATCTCTCCATCCACCAACCCCGCATATAATTTGCAGGCTGGCTATACGGCCATTCTTGGAAACAAGAATGTCGGTATTCTTATTGTTCAACAAACGAATGCCGTAAACTCAGTTTCAAACACAGTTCCAACTTTTGCAGGAGACATTAACATTGCCAGTGCCCAAGTAGTAGTCGGCAATGTTTTCCGATTTGTACCGAATAGCGGTCTTGGAACGACTACGACCACCAACTTGACAATCATCGGCAATGAATCGGGAGGTTCCACTTCAATCGAAGTCACCGTCACGGTTCCGCCAGTATCCTCGTAACAGATTATGATATTCAACACATTCGACCCTAACCGAGACGTTGTAGCTGGCCGTGTTACCCGGGTAGCCAGTGGATATTGGCCTGATGGAACCCCCGACTGGCAGCAGACGAATTTCAGTGACGACTATTGGCGTTTAACGGGGTCCGGCACTCCGTCCCCATCTTTTGGTACGTCGAATTATGACGTTCGCCGAACGATGTACTATCTGAATGTTTTTCCCGATGCATCAACGTACGTGAACTACGACCCATATTTCTCGATTGCATACGGAAATTTCTATGGTGAATTTGGAAGTGGTTCCTTTAACACGGAATCATCCATCATTATGGCTTCCCCTACAAAAGCCATCTACACTCAATACAAGAACGTTCTTCTGGCAAATTCCGACGCCAATGCAACTTCCAATGGAATGTTTTCGATGACCAGTGCAAGTTCCAAGACTGACGCACAAGATATTTGGGCGCTCAATTTCTCGGCATACAAAATGAAGGATCGCATTGATGAAGGTCAATTACAGTTGAACTTCCTCGGGCCAAATGGACCGTTTAGTCTAATTGATGACTCTATCTATTCAACGCAGAATCAATCTGTATATCAAATCGTTCAAGGAACGATTGATAATCCTCCGCTTTCTCCAACCTATCAGGGGCTTGGATTATTTTACCCACAAGCGGGCATTGTAATTTTGAACGCAACACTTCTGGCAAATTTGCTTGGGCTTGATGCTACACATGGCGCAAATTCCGGCAGTCTTGGCCCGCTCCCTGATGGCTCTTGGCCATACATTTCCGGCTCTCTCCCCGACATTACAGTTAACAATGGCACGGTGGGGGCTACCTTCAACCACAAGACCCTGTATGAGGCAATGCACGCCAATGCGGCCAAAATGCAGGTCCGGCGCACGGAATATGTACCAGCACGACATTATTTCGTGCGGGTTATGAACCGTGACTTCAATTACAGCAACAACCCGACGTATGTTTGGGATGGCACGGATGGAAAGCACCCGAAGGGTCAGATTTATAATAGCGACTTCATCACTGACCCGAGGACGTACATTACAAGTGTGGGTCTATACAACGATAGCAATGAACTTGTTGCCGTTGCCAAATTGAGCCGACCGGCAGTTAAGTCTTTCGATCAGGAACTTTTGATCAAGTGCCGCATTGATTTTTAAGAATTATTAATAAAATAACGTTTGGGATATGTCGCTCTATACTTATAAGGTATATGAGCGACATTATCATTTGTAAACATTGCGGGAGAAACATTCATCCCAAAGGATTCCCTCGGCATCTTAGGTCATTTCATAAGGTGGAGTTTGAGGATTATGTTATGCAAAATCTTGAGGACTTCGAACAATTTGGATGGTGTCAATGTGCTATATGCGGAAAACTTGCTAACAAACGTGGTAATAAGAATGAAGCAACGTGTTCATACGAATGTATGGGAGAGTTGAGAAAAACATGGACTGGAGAAAAATCACCACGATTTGGAGCTATACTAACCGAAAAAACTAAACAGAAAATATCTGTTTCTAACACTGGAAAAGAAGGGATGAAAGGAGTATTAAATCCATCCTGTCGAGCGGAAGTTCGAGAACAGATTTCTAAAACCCGTATTGAGCGTGGAGTTGCCGTAGGTAATAAAAATCCAATGTTTGGAAAAACTCACACTCCCGAAGCAATCGAAAAAATCTTTTCGCATCGTCCAATGAATAAATTGGAAAAAATGATAGCCATCGAACTTGATAAAGCCGGCATACCATATTATTTTCAGTTTTTCATCGTCGAGGATAATATTTGTAAATCCTATGATTTTAAAATAAAAATGAAGCCTCTTATTATAGAAGTTGATGGGGATTTCTGGCACGGAAATCCTAACAAAACAAATCATTATGAGAAAGTAGGGGAAGTCCGCAAAAATGATGCCTTGAAGGAGGCAATGGCTTCCCGCCGTGGATATAAAGTAATTCGCCTTTGGGAATCAGATATAAAGAAAGACCCGTCTATTGTCCTCAAACATATAATGTAGGTATATTTATACTTTGAATGATAAAGCACATAAATCACCAGAACGTCTCGACGACACCCTTCGTTGCGTCTAAGACTCGTGTTTTATCAAACATTCAGAATAGTGATACAGTAATTCTTGAGCCATCAGGTTATACGGATGGCACCAATGTTTCCCTCGATTACGTTGATTACAATTCGGGAATCCCAATTGTCAATAGAGAATGTGATATTGCGCTCGAACAACAGGATTTCGATTCTCTTAATTATGAAGAAGGAATCACGGGTTCGGCCAAATTTAATCCTTTAACAGACCCCCAGAATTCTGACGGAACTTACAAAAGTCTTGTTCATCGTACTGTTAAGAATGCATTCTACAACACCTACCGAAATCCCACTGAGATTTTTGGGGTTGAACACATCGACTTTCCATTAAGCAATACCCTCCGAAACCTTTCCGATAAATTCAGAATATTTAACATTCCTCAGCTTGTATTTGGGGATAAAATTAAGCCCAAAAGCATTCATTTCTACGACAATCTTTTTGATGATAACGTAGAGATTTTTGATGATGGGTATCAGAACTTAATTGCAGGTTACAACTTATTCTCCAAAGTTCAAGAGGTTAGAACCTTACCAACGGGGGAAGGCTCTCAGAACGAAATATTATTTGGAACGGCAAGTGTGGATTGTCCAATTGCTGGTCAGATATTATTTATATCTCAACCCCAAAATCAAGTTGTTTACCTCGGGTTCACAGCATCTTTCAGCGTTACCGCCAGCAGCAATACGACTCCATTATACTATCAGTGGGTATCGGGGAGTACTTTATTGACCGATACAGATCGTATCACCGGGAGTAATGATGCCCGATTGCAAATAAACAATTCTCAGGTTAGTGACAGCGGGTCTTACTATGTAATAGTTACAAATTTTGTAGACACGGCTACGAGCAATACAGCCTCACTTACTGTGTTGGATAATATAACATTTATCACCGGAAGTGATTCGGCATCTTTAGATGTTGGGCTGAGGTTCGGAAGTATGCAAAACGGAAGTCCTTTTGTAGATGGAGCTATTCCAATCATAGGAACATCGTTGTTGTCGGGGTTAATTATCGACACCGTTTTAGTGACCTATGGCGGACACGATACATCATCGGTTTCAATCGGATTCGATAGTGGTAATAATTTTGATACACTATTGTTTTTGAGCAACCTAAATGATACATCATCAGTATCAATGGGTTTTGACACGGGTCTGCTATTTGATGCAGTAGTTTCGATGTCATTCATGAACGATACCTCGTCTCTTTCGATGGGCTTTGAAACAGGGTCTATTGCGGTTGTTGTAACGTCTACATCCGGACAAGATTTGACCGCAACATTGGGCGTAAGCCTTATTTCGGGAAGTGTTCAGTAACAGATATTTATAGAAAAGGATTTTATGAGCAACGGCATACAAATTGGATTGAACCAGACATTCACTGGATACTATAAGGTTGGGGTAGTTGACCCCAAAACAGATTCAGTTGAGTGGAAGTCGGAAGGAAAGAACTTGATTTTAAATCAAGGCATGGACAATCTGTACGCTATGTCTGTTGCTGACCAGACTGCATATGGAATTTGTGGTGTTGGAACTCGACCGAATAGCATAGACGGAGGTTCTTCTCAAATTTCACAATCGGGAACTGTAATCCATTTGTCCGATACAAGTGGCGCTGTTAAAGATTTCACATCATCTTTTGATGCGTATTCTAATACGTGTCAAGTTGGGGATGTAATTGCGTTTGCCAATGGAAGTCAATCTTTGATTCAAACCGTTACAAATGGCTTCAATCTTACTGTCACCCCTTCCTATACTTTTGTACAAAGTCAAAGTTTTGTTGTTTGGAAAACTTCGCAGATAGGTCTTCAAAGTGAAATTTCAAGGTCCACCAGCTATTTAACTGGCAATGGTAATTGTGGCTCCACTTTTAATAACCTTGGGTCGGGAAGTATTATCCATCGAAGGACTTACGATTTTCCGAACATTCTACAACAGATGTCTTATAATGAAATCGGAGTAGGGTGGACAAGTTCAGGAGCAACAAAAGTATTCAGCCGAATCCTTATAAATCCAGTCATTGTATTTGCCGGGTTCAGATTGCGAATAGTATATGATTTGCAAACTCAATATACACCAACGGGGTCTATATTCGGAGCAGCATCCATCGGAGGATGGCCAGTTTCTCCAGCGACAACTACAAATGGAACTCAATCGGTTCAAAAGTTTTTGTGCTCCTACATTGATACGAATGGGGCTTCGCAAAACACTGATGCGGCCTTAGATCCGTACTATCTCAGTTCTTTGCCATCTTATTGGTCAATATGGCTTTCTACTAATTCCTCTTCATTAGGAACGTTCGGCAATGCTGTAGACCGAACAGTTGGGTCTTATGCCACAAGTGGTGCTAACCAAGGAAGCCTTGCTGCATATTCGCTATTGAATTTCTTTTGCGATAAAACAGGAACAGTTCTTGCTGGAGCGGCCGCAACCGATCATGTACGAAGTATTGGGTTTGGTGTAGAGGGAAGCGGAAAAAATCCAGCCAATTCTACAAATCAAGCATTTGCTTTTGTATTTGATCAAGCCCAAACTATTTTGAGCACCCAAACACTTTCTATGACCTTTCGATATGTGTGGAGCAGAACACTAGGATAATATTATGAACAAGAATGAATCAATCATACGTGGGGGACTCACACTTGATATGTGGGGTCGTTATCGCCTGCAAGTCCTCGATGCTACCACAAAAGAGGTAATAACCGATTATGGATGGCATAAGAATCTCATTCTTAATACAGGAATGGATTCCATAGCTGCAACCAATATCTCCAATGCTTCAAATACTGGTGTTATTGGCACGGGTTCACGTCCCAATTCCATAACGAGCAGTACGTCTGCGATAACTCAATCGGGGAATTACATTACGCTGACCGATACTTCTTATCTGTCATCATTTTTAATGCCATTGGCATCCTATACATCATCTGTAAATAAAGGAGATGTAATCGTTGACCAAGATTTGAGTCAGTCGAACGTCCTTTCGGTTAGTGCGAGTATGCTAACTGTCGATTCCGATTATACCTATACTACCCCGAAAACATTTACTATTTGGAAAACGTCGCAGGCTCAACTTCAAGGCGAAATCCACAGGTCAAATACCATTTATCCCGGCTCCAGTAGCCTTATTGGTTGGCGAACAGGGACGGTTGTAACGGGGAGTACGACCATAACACGTCGAACATGGGATTTCCCGGCAGAAACTTTAACTCGGTCATACAATGAGGTTGGGACATCATTGGCAATAACTACAAACACTCCGTTATTTAGCAGAGCAGTGCTTCCGGTTACTTTAAGTGTATCTCCAAATCAACAAGTGAGAATGACTTATGATTTGGTCACTTCTTTTGGGCCAACAACACCTGTGTATAGAACAGCATCTATTGGCGGATGGCCCGTGGCTCCTTCGACAACGACAAATTGTACTGAGTCCATACAGAGTTTTTTGGCATCGGTTATTGACATTAGTGGTTCGGTCCATCCATACCAAAGTGTCGCCGCATCATTGGAGCCATCGGTTGGTAGCTTTGATGCTGGAAACTTTGGAAGCAATGGATGGGGAGTATTTTTCTCACGAGATTCAGCATCCTTATCAGCATTCGGAACAGCATCGAATAGAAA